CTCTCACGGGTGCCTACTACGCAGCCGCAATATCTGAAGCAAAAGCACAAGGACGCATGGGCAAAGTCTCCAAAGACCCTTTGATGGAGATGCGTGCTTTCTGGGACATAGGCTTCAATGACAGCACCGCGATCTGGATTGCACAATTCGTCGGGCGTGAAATCCGTGTCATTGACTATTACGAGGCTCAAGGGCAACCGCTTGCGGCCCACCTGGATTGGCTTAGAACTCGGGGCTGGTCTAGTGTCCTATGTGTACTGCCCCACGACGGAGCCCACGGCAACGCAGTTACTGGAATCCGCTTCGAGGATCATGTACGCGAAGCTGGCTTCAAAGCTGAAACAATAGCCAACATGGGCAAGGGCGCTGCGATGAAGCGCATTGAGGCAGCCCGCAGGCTGTTCCCGAGCATCTGGTTCAACGCGGAGACGACGCAGCCCGGCATTGACGCGCTCGGCTGGTATCATGAGAAGCGCGACGAGGCGCGGAACATAGGGCTTGGACCTGACCACGATTGGAGCAGCCACGCGGCTGATGCGTTCGGGCTGATGTGCGTTGCCTATGAAGCGCCTCGGGACAAGATCAAGACGAGAGAGCGGGTGATGGTCGGCCAGGGGAGTTGGATGAGTTGAAGACAAAGGCGAAGCGTGACAAGGGGAGAATGAATTGAAGCGATATAGAGTCATATCCTCATTGATATCGGAAAAATACCCTCACTTGCTCCACCGGATTAGAATGAACATCTCGTCTACCCCACGACTGTACGATTCGCGGTACAGCCTGAGAACCAAATGGTTCAAGGCCAACTTACGCAGAGAACCTCGCACACCGTGAAGGTTGGGTAGCCATTGAATTCCACCGCTGTGAAGCGGTCATTACCGAAGGGAGCCTTTATGGCCTCTGATGACGATAAGCTCAAGGACGAACGAGAGGAATTCGAGGAAGCCTCGGAAGCGGAATCCGAAAACCGCAACGTTGCTATCGAATCCCTCAAGTTCTCCCGCCTTGGTGAGCAATGGCCTGAGACCATCCGCAAGCAGCGTGAGCAGGAGGGCCGTCCTGTCCTCACCATCAACAAGATGCCGTCCTTTATCCGGCAGGTGGTGAACGACAGCAGGCAGAACCGCCCGCAGATCAAGGTCAAGCCCGTCGATGACAAGGCCGATGTGCAAACGGCCAACATCATGGAAGGGCTGATCCGCAATATCGAGCGCACCTCCAAAGCCGACGTGGCTTACGACACGGCTGTGGACTTCGCTGTCTCCATGGGCTGGGGCTATATCCGTGTTGCCATTGACTATGAATACGACGACACCTTCGACAAGTGCCTGCAGATACAGCGCATTGCCAACCCGTTCAGCGTGTACGGCGACCCGCATTCCACCAGCATGGACGGCTCGGACTGGAACCGCTGCTGGGTAACGGAACTCAAGACCAAGGCTGAGTTTGAAGCCAAGTACAAGGGCGCGGAGAAGGTCGATTGGTCCGACATGGGCTATGAGGCGCTGAAGCTGCCTTGGCGCGATGGCGACGACATCCTCACCTGCGAAAGCTGGCACCGCGAAAAGACGCAGCGGGAGATTCTGCTCCTGAGCAGCGGCCATGTCGTGGGCAAGAAGGAATTCGAGGCCGCGCAAGACTACATGATGGCAAACGGCATCACCGTCCAGAATTCCCGCATGGCGCGCGCCTACAAGATTACGCAGCGCATCATGACGGGTGCCGAGATACTGGAAGAGAACGAGTGGCTGGGCCAGTACCTGCCGATTATCCCGGTCTATGGCGAAGAGATCAACGTCGAAGGCAAGCGGTATTATCGCAGCCTTGTGCATCACGCCATGGATGCGCAGCGCATGTTCAATTACTGGCGGACGACTGCCACGGAACTGGTTGCCTTGGCTCCGCGCGTGCCGTTCATCGGTGAGGAAGGCGCATTCGATGCCGATCCGAACTGGCTGACGGCCAATTCGCAGAGCCATGCGTTCCTGATGTACAACAAGGGCTCTCAGATGCCCCAGCGCCAGCCTTTGGATGGTGGCGCGGCTGCCGGTGCCATGTCGGAAGCCCTGGCCTCCAGCGACGACATGAAGGCCATCATAGGGATGTACGATGCGAGCCTTGGGCAGCGTTCTAACGAGACTTCGGGCCGCGCTATCATGGCTCGGCAGCGCGAAGGCGATGTCAACTCGTTCCACTTCATCGACAACCTCGCCCGCTCCATCCGCCAGGTCGGTTGTGTTCTGCTCGACCTCATCCCCAAGGTCTATTCGGGACAGCGTATTGTTCGCATCATCGGAACAGATGATGAGGAACAGGTAGCGCGCATCAAGAGCAGTGCGGCTGAAGACAACGACGACGAAGGCCAGGAGCAGCAGGAGGGCATAGAACACGTCTATGACCTTGGCCTTGGCCGTTATGACGTGGCGGTCGATACCGGCCCGAGCTTCACCACGAAGCGCGAGGAATCGGCCCAGCAGATGACCGAGTTCCTGCGGTCCTTCCCGGACGCAGCGCCGGTCATTGGCGATCTTGTGGCAAAGGCCATGGATTGGCCGCAGGCGGAAGAGATTGCCGAGCGCCTCAAGGCGATGAACCAGCAGGGTCCGGAAGGCATGCCGCCGCAGATTGGCGAGATGATCCAGCAGGGCCAGCAGCAGATACAGCAACTCACGGCTGAGAATGCGCAGTTGAAGCAGAAGGCCGACCTCGACAACAAGAAACTCCAGATCGAAGCCTACAAGGCCGAGACGGAGCGCATGCAGGTTGACCAGATGGCAGCAGGCCCGCTTCCCCCGCAGGCGTCTCCCATCTCCATTTCGATGCCCGAGCAGATCGGCGGCGCGCTGGCCCAGAACCTCACGGAGCAGATTGCCCCCTTGCTGGCACAGACGCTGTCACAGGCGGTCGCAGGCATGCCCCCGCTCAAGACGCAGCCGATGAAGCGCACGCCCGTCCGTGACCCCAATACGGGGCTTATCATGCACACGATTGACGAGCCGATAGATCAGGCTCCGCAGCAAGCTCCAGGGATGATGTGATATGGCAGTAACCTACTCCGCAACGCTCAAGACCAACCGCATGCAGTTGGTGGCCGATCTGATCGCCACCAAGACCGCAGCGGCGTCCACAGGCTCGGCAACGGCTGGCACGCTGGTCATTGGCACCTCGGCGCTGTCCGGCGCAACTGGCGTTCTGGCCTCGTTCACGCTCAATGCCACGCCCGGCACGGTGTCAGGTAGTGTCCTGACGCTCTCGGGGACGCCTCTGTCGGCCACCGCTTCGGCTTCGGGCACGGCTGCCAAGGCGGAACTCAGAAACAATGCGGGAACCGCCATCGTGAGCGGCCTTACGGTCGGCACCAGCGGCGCGGACATCATCATCTCTTCGACCACCATCACGTCAGGCGATACGGTGCAGCTTTCTAGCGGCACAGTCACGCACGGATAAAAGCCAATGCCCACCACGACAGGCATTAGCTTCAATGGTGTCGATAATGGCTTAAAATCGCCCATATGGACAATAGGCCAGACGACTTCGGATACGAAGAAGTTCACGTTTTCCGGTTGGTTCGAGACGCCGACAAGTTCCGACCAGGCGTGTTTTGAAGCGATCAACAACAACAGTGCAACTGTCATCGTCGGGATGACGGGAGCAGCTGGGTATCTCGGGATATTCAGCGCAAGGACACCATTCGTTGCCGTTGTTACAGACCAGGGGAATTTCTACTACGCCGAAAAGGGCATCAACTCGTATTCCTATGCCACCAAGTATTACTTTATGGTGGTGTATGACTCGACGCAAGCCACCGCTGCTAATCGCGTCAAGATTTGGTTTGGTCCCTATAATGGCGCGGTGTCGCTTCAGTCTTTCAATGACCTTGGAGGTGGTTCTACCCCTGCGCTAAACGATACCTATTTGCACGGGTATGATGCGAGCGCCGAAGACTATCTCGGAAGCAATTCAGGGTCGTTCTTCAAGGGCAATCTTGCAGACGTCTTCTGGTTGGACGGTGTAACCCTCGCCGATCCTTCGTCGCTGGTCAGTAACTATTCCACCGCCGCAAAGCCAACCACCTATTCTGGCTCATATGGAACGACGGGCTACCACCTGGACTTCTCCAACGCGGGCGCGCTTGGAACCGATAGCTCTGGAAATGCCAACAACTTCACCGTCAATGGTTTGCCGACCCAGCTTACCGGGTATTTCACTTATACAGCCAACGAGACTGCTGATCTTGCGGCAACGGAAGCAGCCGACACAGCCGCATTCAGCGCCACTGTCTCACGGACGGCCACGCTCGCGGCAACTGAAGCGCAGGACACTGCGGCCTTGGTTGTCACGGTCGGCAACGTCGAGTTGGCTAGCTTGGAAGCGACGGAAGCCGCCGACGTTGCAGCACTATCGGTAACAGTTTCACGTACACTAACCCTCGATGCCACTGAAGCCCCGGATACGGCCAGTTTTGCGCTGACCACCCAGCCAGTAACACAGCCCATCATCACAGGTGGTGGCCGCTGGCGTGAGCACCGCCCCAACTACCGGATTCACCCGGAATATGACGACACCCCGAAACAGCGCCGCGCCAAGCCTGCCCCTGTCGAAACCGGCGTTGTCCTCGTCCGTGACCCCATCCCTGAGCTTCGGCTTGGTCCTGTAACCCCCGCCCTCAACATGGCTGCCGAATTCCAGCGCCTGCAACACGAAGCCGAACAGGCTGCGTTTGCCCGCCTGGAACGCCTCAAGGCCATCGCCAAGGCAGACGACGACTGGCTGCTTAACGTCGCCTGAACAAGGGCGTTCAAAAACATGATCCCTTTCCAGATTTTGGAGGCTTTCAACATGTCCACCATCTCGCTCATCTCCGCAGGCTTCACACGACCTTCTGACACCACGGCCTATGCCTCGGGTGATCTGGTCGCCAACTCCACCACGGCGGGCAGCGTTGTGCCCATGCGCTTCGACATCTCGGACGGTGGTGACGGCGGCATGATCCGGCGCGTCCGCATCATCAAGAGCGGAACATCGGTGACGAGTTCATCGTTCCGCCTACACCTGTATTCGTCCGCGACCATCACCTGTGCCAACGGCGACAACGGCGCATGGTCCACCAATCAGGCGGCCAACTACTTCGGAGCCTTTGACATCACCGTGGACAAGGCGATGACGGACGGTGCGGTTGGCAACGGCATTCCGCTGGTCGGCACCGAGATGAATTTCGGCATCAACACGTATTACGGGCTGCTTGAGGCGCGCGGGGCCTATACGCCCTCAAGTGCAGAAGTGTTCACCGTTGAGCTTGAGGTCATCAAGGCCAATGCTTGACAATCCGGTTCTGATCGCGGCGCTATCGGGGGCTGTGTTCACGCCAAAGGCGTTGTTCACGGCAAACCCATCTGCGCAGGGCTTTTGGTACGATCCGTCAGACTTCTCGACTATGTCACAAGACAATCTTGGTGCAACGCCCGTCACCGCGACTGGACAAGTGGTGGGCCGCATCCTCGACAAATCCGGGTTGGGCAACCACGCCACACAGAGCAACGCTTCGTTTAAGCCTGTCCTGCAGCAGGACGCCAGCGGGTTCTATTATCTGGCGTTCGACGGTACGGACGACTTTTTCTTAACGTCTGCAATTGACTTCAGCGGAACAGGCGACATTACGGCATGGCTTGGAGTTAGAAAGCTCAGCGACGCCGCGACGGGCATGGCATTGGAACTTAGCACAGGTGCCGCTGCTGGATCGTTCTCATTCCGCGTCCCGCAAGGTGCCGCTGCAACATTTTCGTTTGCATCGTCAGGCACGTCCACGGGAACGGCGACATCTCCCACCAGTTATGCCGCGCCCTACACTGCTGTCCTTACCGGGATTGGAAACATTGCGAACGACAGGGCAATCCTGCGGCTGAACGGCGCGCAGGTCGCACAGGACATCGTATCGGATCAGGGGACCGGGCCTTATGG